GTCGTTCATAGATAATGTTTTACCAGTTTCGCTTAAACGGATAATGTTTTCTGCTATATTATGTAGATCCATATCTGTTTTAGCATCTTCTCTAGCGTATTCTAAAAGGCGAATAAATAGAGGAACGTCTACTTTAATTGTGTCTTTTGGGTTCATTATTTTGTATTCTTTTCGTTTTGAAGAATAGATATATATGCATTAAGTTCTTTTATAATTTTATCAATCATAGTAACTCTTTCTTCTCCGGTTAAATCTGTGTAGTATGGAAATAAGGTGTTTTTAAGATCCATATATAGATTAGGGGTTGCATTTTCTTTTACTTCTTTTTTTACTTCCTCATTCACCATGGATTCAAATTTCTTGAATTTGGTATAATCTGGGTCATAAGAATATATTAGGTTTTCTAATTCGTAATATAGTTTTTGTGGGGACATTTTTTTGACTTCATATTCATCGTAATCAAAATCACCCCATAGTTTGGTTTGGGCCCAATCAATTAAATCTTCTAATTCATCATCTTCATCCATTTCATCTATTTTTTCTTTACCTTCTTCCATTTTATAAGGATCTTGTTCTCTGTTTTCAAAGTTAGTTAGATAACGCTCACCTAAAAAATGTTCAAAAGCCATCTCATAATCTGCTTTAGCACGAGATGGGATTTGTGTTACTGCTCCAACTCCAACAATTCCTCCAATCATGGATTCGTTTAAAGATTCTTTATCAGCTTCTTCGATTTGTTTATTGATAATAGCTGTATATTCACCTTCTGTGATTACACCTGCTAACATTTGCATACGTAATTGTTCGTTTGTCATATTTATTGTTTCTAAAATTACATTATATCTAAATTCGTATGTGTTAAAGAGTTTATTCAACATATTGACAACCATTTCTTGTTGTTCTAAAGTTGATGATGAGTCTATAATAGAAAGAAAAGGGGGTAACACCTTATCAAGTATCCATTTATCTTGAGGGTATTCTGTTTGGATAAGTCGATTGAGGTTATCTAAACGCTTTCCTGTGGGTTTAAATGGTTTTTTTACCTTCATTATCCAATCTTTTACACACATCATCAACAGCTACTCTTAACTGTTCAATTAATTCATCAACCCTTTTTTTTTCTCTAGGGTCTATTTCATCTTCAGTAAGAGTATTTTTCCACTCTAAGTCCTCAAATTTAATATTTTTATTATTCATCTATTATAAATATTATGAGTTTTTTGTTTTTTTATGTTCTTCTTCGAGGATTTTTTTAGCTTTCTGTAAATATAAAATAGCATCCATATGTTCTTCTAAAGCATGGTTTATATAATCAAGGAGGTTAAGGTCTGTGCGGTCTAATCCACACCCATATTTTTCCTTCCCCATTATAGCTCTTTCAACAAATTGATCAATAATTGAATCTACAATTGAGTCTGTAACCTTGATTTCTCTATTCATTTTAATAACTTTTTAATTTCTTTTTCTTCAACTCCCATATCATAAAGTACTCTGCGAGTACCATGTTCACGCAAAATGTCAATATATTCTTCTGCTTCACCTAAACTACATTCAAAATGTTTAGCTACATACTCTACTAAAGTAGCTGGTTTTTTCTCTCGTTTGCTCTTGAGATATTTCAAGAATGTTTTGGATTTTGGGACCATTTCTCTGTAAATTAAATATAGTTGTTGTTTATTATCGTATGGAATTGTTTGAATATAATTTACAAGTTCAATGTATCGTATATCCATCGATAAATATTTATTAACCAACCAAGAATTCCATTTATCCCACGATTCCTCTGAAATATTTTCTGCAGGTGTTTTATAGAGGGTGATTTCATTTAACCACCCCCATAGATCTTTTATTTGTTTCTTAGACATCTAAAGAAATATCTTTGTATTCTTCACGTAATTCAGGAGGTAATGAATCTACTAAGATTTTCTTTGATTCCAAATCATAAAATACAGGGATAGGGATCAAAGCATCTTCTTCGGCTCCGATTACAAATTTAGAGATTTTACGGATAATAACTGCTTGTCCGAATAGTTTTCCTCCATCAAAACCTTCTACAGAAGTAGTGTTTGCGAAGTCAATGTTCATTTGAGGTTGTTTTTGCATATATGTTTATTTACTTGTTTTTTCTTTTTTATATTCTATAAAATCATGTATAAATCCTGCTGCAACTATTAAGTTCATACCAATTGAAGCTAATATTTCATATATGTCAATATACACATTTGTGCTTAAGTGGATATGTCCGACCATCCAAAAAGGTACGGATAAATTTTGGGATATCCACGAAAGAGTGTATTTGAAAAAATATTTCATATTACATCTATGATTTTGGCTATACAAGAAGCTATATTAATTTCTTTATCAATTCTAAAATTTGCTTGATATAAATGCTCGTTTAATATAATTGCAACCATACCTTCTTTTCCAGGTGCATATTTTGAAGCATATTCAAATAAATTGCGGTATAGCTCCTCAAAATCCTTAACTCCACTATCAGCTATAATTTGTCGAATGGTAATCCAATTTCTCTTACCTGCTAACTCTTTCAACACTTCTTTAATATAGTTGGTTGAAGTTAAAACTGTTTTATCAAGTACAATAGTATCGTCTTTTACAGACATTTGTAAAACGTTTAACATTTTACGCATGTCTGGGTAGTATTGTATGATTAAATTTTTAAGGTCATCTTGTTTAAATGTCAGATTTAATTGATCTGTTAGTATCCAAGTCAAATGGTTGTATACATCTATTTTTGTTGGGGGTACAATTTTAAGTACCTGGCAACGTGATTGTAAAGGATCAATGATTCGCTCTACAAAGTTACAAGTTAAAATAAAACGTGTTGAGCGTGAAAATGTTTCAATTACGTTTCGAAGTGCGGCTTGTCCTTGGATTGTAATGAAATCTGCCTCGTCTAAAATTACTACTTTGATACCTTTCCAAGATGCAGCACTAGCAAATCCCTTTACTTTTTCCCTAATAGTATCAATCCCGTTTTCATCACTTGCATTGATGTAAAGATAATCGCAATCTAGGTTTTTAACGATAATTTTTGCTAGTGTAGTTTTACCTGTACCTGCGGGGCCATAGAAGATAAAGTTTTGGATATCACCTTGATCAAGGTATTTTTGGATTGTGTCTTTAACGTTTTCGTTTCCAACGTAATATTTGAGTTCGGTAGGGCGAAAACGCTCTACATATAACGTATTTTCTTTCATAACCTTAATATACAAAAAAAGCTTGCACTAGGCAAGCTCTTCATTTAATATCTTTTTGACCTATAATAGGCTTTTTCTAAAGTTTCACCTGGTCCTCTATCTCTATATTTTCCACCCACATCACCAACTGCAACTCGATACATTGGATCGTTCATCAATTCATCAAATGCTGCTTTTACTTTAGCTAAATATGCAGGATATGCTTCGGATATTTTGATTAGTTCTTCTCTTTCTTCTGGGGTATCATACCAGCGGCCTATTCCATCTCCTTCTGCATCCAGTTTATCTGCATTTTTTCTAGTGAATAAACCAACTTGGGAAATCATTTGACCTGCATCATAATACAAATCTGTTCCTTCTGCTTCGTTTAGCTTGTTTTCAGCTAAAAACTTTTTTAAATCAAAATTGTCCATCTTATTTTATAATTCCTGCTCTAACAAGCATTTGACGCATTTCCCAATCTTGTTCTTCTTTTAATGTTGTTTTTTTAACTAAAAGTTTTTGTCTTTGGTCTTTTGAAATACCTGTTACAACCAATTTGTATTGTCTTCCAGCTTCTGTTTCAATAGCCTCTGTTTCATATTTTGCTGTTGGAACATCTCCAATTTCCTTTTGGAATATTTTACGAACTTTATCTATTTTGTCCATACTATCTGCTGTGTAAGATAATGGAGGAACGGTCTCTGCTTTTGGTTTTTCAATTGTTTTAGGTGCCTCTACATCTTGCTCTACATCCACTAGTTTAAAATCAACTCCAGCATTATCCATTATAGTTTTCAATACTTTAGATAAGTATGGTTTTGTTTTATATGGGTTTTCCAATGTTGAAGGGAAAACAATTTTTCCATCTTTAACAACGTAATGTACATCTTGTTCCAATTTACCAGCATATTTTTTCAAATTGTCTGGGGTTTTTATTGGGTAATAG